TAGCTATATTCTTAGCATGACGTGCTTTAAACGACTTCTTACGGGCTTTCTCTGCCGCTGTCGTAGGGTTCTTACCTGCACCTTTGACACCCTGTTGACCATAACGAATGGTCTTAATCTTGTCACCTTCTTTAGCCACTACAACGTGTGACTTCGTGGGATGATTAGGCGTTCTCTTGGGCTTATTATACCCGGAGACACCTGCACGTTCTAATCTACTGTCTTTTTTAGTAGGCATTTTAGCCTCCTTGGATAATATCGTTATATTCTATTACGCTTACAACAGCCGTCATGGATTGACTAGCACTAATCTGGATGTAGTCACCTTCACGCATAGTGACAAACTCGTAGTAGTCACCACCAATCTGGAAGAAGTCCTTAGAGGATAACGAATGGTCATCAAAGAATGTAAATGTTGTATCACTCTCTGCATTGTAATATGTTACATCAAACGTACCATTACTACCACTGACATTGCTTATCCAGAGCATCTTCCACTCTGCACGTTTACCGTTAGGAACTGTATAGATAGTCTGTAAGGATGTTGTCGTGGTTAATGCTGAGGATTTCTTAATCATTACTTAGCCTTCTTCTTTTTCTTAGCAGTCTTAGCGGCTTTCTTGAAGTCACTAGCCTTAGGAGCACCTTTGCTTCCTGCCTTACGCATCTTCTCGCCACTACCTGCCGCTATGCGTTTACGTTTAGCATTGATGTTGGCATATAAGCCTTTCTTAGTAGGCATTCTTCTTAGCCTTCTTCTCTTTCATCTTAGACTTCTTAGGAGAACACTTGCCTGACTTACACTTTGGAGCTTTATACATTTTACAATTCATAATTATTTACCTTTAAAATTAGTTAACGAACGAATACCAAATGAAGCAGCTACAGCAGCACCTAAGAAACCTTTGTACCAATCAGGCATAGTCTCCAATACTGCAAAGCCCTGTTCAACATAAGGAACTAACGGTGGGATGAAACACATGATGAGAGGAATACTGAACAATACAGTAAACCACTCGTCTTTCCATGAACTTTGACTTCCTTGTGCGTGTAGGGCTTCCCAGTCGCCTCCCTGTTCAATTAACTCTAATTCTTTAGCCTGTATAGCCTTAGACTTCTCAGCCTTGTTAGAGAGCCATTGAGAGGCTATTGAGCCTATTGCTGTGACTAGTTGTATCATGCACTAACTCCTGACTTCATAGCCCACACAGCCAATGACACCATGCCGCCAACAACTAACCAGAAGAACTTATCAGCAAACTTAACAACACCTGAGTTGTCTCGTGCAACCTTGGATGTCTCGTCTAAGTCTTCCTCTAGCTTGTCCATGCGGAACTCAAGCCTGTTGAGCTTCCCGTCGTTAGCCGCCATCTTCTCTTCCACACGAGCTATAGACTCAACAACGTCTACTAAGCGGTCTAACTTCTGTTCAATTCTGTTGAGTCTATCTTCACTCATGTTAATTCCTTACCAAGGTGTGCCACTGATTATTTGTGGTTCAGCCTGTGCCGCTAAGTCTGCGTCTAAGACACTCTCGATTTGTTCAGCTTCTTCCTCAGTGAACCAACCGACTACAATCTCTTGTGTTAAGTCTTCAAAGGCTGTGAAGCCCTCAGCATCTGGGTCAGGCGTAAAGCCCTTTGTTCCGTATGTAGAGGCTGTAAGGTCACCATCGACTTTTGAGGCTGTCCAGTGTGCTACTACAACACCACCGTCTTGTGTACGCTCTAAGTTTACAATGTTAATCATTATTTATTCTCCAAAGTTTCAATTCGTGTTTTAAGACTTTCAATTATTTCTTGTTGTTCCTGCATAGCCTTAACAAGCAAAGGGATGGCAGAAGATACGTTAATTGCCTGATAGAAAGGTGTACCGTCTTCTTTGACTTGGTCTTTATCCCCATCAACTTCATTTGGCAACACCTCTTTAAACTCATGAGCGATAAAACCATGAGCTTCTTTGCCTTCAGTGTTTTTCCATGTGTAAGTTACAGGTTTAAGTTTATTGACTTTATCTACCGCATTTTCTATAGGTGTAATATTTTCTTTTAATCTATAGTCAGAAAGTTGCACGTAATTCCCGTCAGTCCCAACGTAGGATTTAAGGGTTTGTGTGCCGCCTACATCACTATAGAAATGGTGCAAGCCTACTCCGCCATTAGTAGTTATTCTGTAAGAATATTGTCCGCCAGTACCAGTAAAGGATTGAGACCCAGTGCCAAGCACGACACCATCACCTGCGATATTTGTAGATGTCTTACCAACCAACAGATTACCCGAGCTGTCTATGCGTGCTCGTTCTGAGCCATTGGTATACATATACAAAAAATTAGACGAATGATTATAACCTAAACTACCTGCGTATGATTCTGTACCTGATGTGCCGTCAGCAAAATAAATATTACCCTCAACCGCAGAGTAAATAGACATTCCTTGAAAGTTAGCGCCATTACCTACTACAAGTCTATGACCGCCTCCATTAAAAGAGCTAGGACTACTCGTACCAATACCTACGTTACCTGAGCTGTCTATGCGCATGCGTTCTGAGCCTGCCGTATTAAAAATAGTATTTGAGCCAGATAATATGTATCCATTTGTTGTGTTCATATTAAAGTAGCTGTTAGCTGTACCATCTAAGCTAAGGTAAACATTAGTATCGCTTGCTTGCTTTATACTTACAGCACCACTTGCGTCTATGCGCATGCGTTCTGCGCCATTAGTTACAAAGGAAAGATTATTCTGTGCTTTTAGTGTAGTTAAAGACGTGCCTGTAGCATATAAGCCCGCATCGTAACTGCCGTTGCCACTGAAAAAGTATCCCGATGTATTATCGGTAAAGTAATTACCTGTGCCTACGTAAGCATTTCCTGTTACAGTTAACTTCTGGCTAGGACTAGCCGTGCCAATCCCTACATTACTATTAGCTACCAAACTTGTAAACGTCCCTGCCGCCGCAGAACTCGCACCAATAATTGTGCCGTCTATTGAACCACTATTAATGTCGATGTTTGTAAGCGTAGCTAAGTCAATAGATTCAATTGAACCATCAACTATATTACCGCCTGTAATCGCCCCTTGTGTTGGGCTATTGCCTATGTAACTCATATTATGCTACCTCTAGGACGCTCAATAATACATCTACTGTTCCAGACGCCGAAACTTTAACGGTATCTGCCGCTTCTACTACAACTTTTTGGTCTCCGCCTACAGGCACTAAAGCACCGCCCGGCAAAATAGTCGCATCCTTAATTAAGAATACAGACGTAGAACCATCATCTAATTTTACTGAACAAGTAATATTTGACGCCGTGGTGTTCGCTACTGTCATTCCGATGATTGTTGTTTGTGTTGCACTCGGACCTGTGTATACTGTTGTTTCTGTTGTTACACCCGATGAAGGATAACTTTTAAACGTGTTCGCCATTGCTTTTCTCCTAGCCTAATGCGATGGCAAACGCTACTGCTTCAGCGCGCGCCACTTCTATGTTTGTAGTATTAGTTGTAATGTTTGTTTCTGCTGTGTCTAAACGGCCTTCAACCTCATCAATAGCTGACTGCGTAGTTGTTGCGGTCAGACCACTTGTAGTGTTTGAATACGTTATTTCTGATGCTTCGTTTTGTGCCGCCGCAACATTATCAACATAAGTCTTAACCGCAAGCGCAGAAGGAACAGTAGTATGCGTACCTGCAACACTATTAATATCTGTGTCTAACACACCAGACTTTAAGTTATCTACTTCAAGTTCAGTAATTGTATTCGTGTCTGCACTAATAGACTTGTTCGTTAAAGTCTTAGTGGTAGCTGAATAATAATCATCAACAGCATCCACACTGACTTGTAGCATTGTGCCACCGTCGTTGTAGACAAAAGAATCTGTGTTCGCAATTGTAATGCTTGATGCTGTAGTGTTACCGTCCATTACGTTTAGTTCTGGACTTGTAGCCGTAACCGCAACACCATTCAATGAAAGTGCTGTAGTATTTACAGTTGAAGCGCTTGAAACACCAATTGCAGTTCCATCAATTGAACCGCCATTAACATCAACACTGTCAGCAATAAGATTATCTATGTTCGCTGTGCCGTCGATGTATAAGTCTTTCCACTGCTGTGTAGCGCTACCAAGGTCAAACGCGTCATCAGTCTCAGGAATAATGGAGCTGTCGATGTCCGCCGAGAAGCTAACAGTATCTGTAGCCGCATCACCAAAAGTAAGATTACCATTGATTGTTGCATCGCCTGTAACCGTAAGGTTTCCACCGATTGTAGTATTGCCAGTAACATCGAGAGTTGTGTTAAGTGTTGTTGCGCCGTCTACATTCAAAGTAGTATCTAGGTCTGTAGCGCCCTGAACATTTAATGTAGATGCTAATACTGTTGCGCCTGTAACATTTACTGTGCTTCCAAGCGTTGTAGCGCCGTCAGCATTGAACGTGCTATTCATATCTACAGCGCCGTTAACCGCTAATGTAGAATCAAGAACAACTGAGCCAAAGCCTAATAAGCCTGAATAAAGTATTGTTTGCCCTGTTACGTTCAGACCACTATTTAATGTAGCTGCGCCTACAACATTTAAAGTTGAGCCTAGCCCTGCTGCACCATCTACATTAAGGGTGCTGTCGAGGTCTGTAGCGCCTTGAACATTTAGCGTAGAGGATAGTACTGATGCACCTGCGATAGTCGCTGTGCTGTCGATTGTGAGCGTATCAATAGATGCTGTGCCGTCAATGTACAGGTCTTTAAACTGATTAGATACTGAACCAAGGTCAATATCATTGTTTGTTACCGGAAGTACTGCGCCATCTTGTACGCGTATTTGTTCAACCGATGTTCCACTTACATCAACCCAGATACCCCAACGGTCATTTGTGTCATCAATTTCAATTTTATTCTTAAAATCAATAGAGCCAATTACCGGAATGTTTCCGCCTTGACCTGCTGTTCCGTCGTGTCTGTGACCTGTAGCATTAACATCTGTAGACGAATAGTTAAACGCATTATCTAACTGGTTATATTCATCGTTGAACAACGCCGCTGTAATGGTATCTCCGTCAATAAACGAAGACTGTCTGCTATACTGTTGAGCCATTAATCTTATCTCCTGCCCGAAGGTACGTAATCTACATAAATACCATTAACTGCGAATGGTGCTTTTGAATCATTTGTTTTCAGTCTGAAACTAACTGTGTTACCACTACCTTCGATTGTTTGACGTATCATTGGGTCGTTTGTCGCGCCAAAGATTGTGACGCCAAAAACAGATAAGCCAAATTCCGCAGGTGACGGAATAGAGTTTAATACATAATCAACAGGCTGTGGAATAAGAGGGTCTTCATAATCGTAACGTACTCTAAGTGTAGGTTGTACTTCACCTTCGGGAGAAAAAGAAATACGTGCATACTTAATTGTTTTACGTGTGCCAATGTCACCAAAGTCTAAGTTCGGTGTACTATATACCGCTTCAATGTTTGCTTCTGCGCCTGCCGGATAGAAGGTATCGCCTGCGTCATGAACATAAACATAGCCGTCTTTGTCGCCGTGATACTTTCGCTCAACACCCTTATAGTCTAGTGCTGAAATAAAGCTAAGTGCTTGTATACCTAAAGTCTCTGACCACTCAAAACCTTGTCCAGTGTAAGTACCGATGATACCTTTTGCAGTATTAAGTGTCTGGTCTGCTTTAGAATAGAAGAGTCTATACTGAGACTTAGAGCGTAATACACCACTAGAAATAATATAATCATCTATATTTTGTGCAATAGTACCCACGATTCTTTGTATTTGGCGTGATACTGAGCCTAACTCAACGTCTCCAATTCTTTCTGTTCCGGCGATAGTACGAATACCATCAGGACTTAAAAACACTAAGTCACCGCCAATCTCTTGAATAGAGTTGCCAGAAAGACAACCTACGTTGTTAGTAATTTGTTGTACTTGTAAAGTAGAAGCATCGTTGATGTTAGTAAGAGCGTGTATTGTATTTTCACAAAAAATGTAAAGCGTATTACGGAAAGACTTAATACCTTTTATTTTATCTGATATACGTATTAAACCTGAACCTGCGCCTTGGAAGTCTCGGTCATCATTTGTTTTAGAATAATAAACAGTGTTAGGCGCATTAATTTCATCAATAACACAAAGATGTTTGTCGTGATACTCTATGAACTTACCTGCCGCCGGAATTGTTAGTTCTTCATACACAAAAAGACGCGAAGCGCCTGTACCGTCTATGTGGAAATGCGCAAGTTTATCTGCGCCTGTTGCAATTGTTAGTGTTCCGTAGGGATTAGTAGCATGGTCGAGCGTAGCGTTTGCTAAAACAAACTGTGCTTGTGTTTGATTATTACGCGGTAATTCTGTTTGAGATGATAAGTTTGCTTCTGTTACGCCTGCGTGACCTGTATCATAGTTTATTTGAGTCCATGATATGCCATCTTCTGAATAATAAATACCAGTGCCTGAGACAACAACAACACCAAGTGCATAAGGATAAATGCCCCAAATAGAATCAGAGCCTGAAGGACGTGTGAAATCGTCTTTACCTAAAAGATGGTAGCCATTTATACGTCTATAGCCACCGTCGGGGTCAACCTCGAAGTTAGTTAACTGAGTTGCAAAACCCGGCTGACCTAACATTTCTAGTTGATTGAGGTTGGTATTTAAACCACCTTTACAGCTTAAACCAAAAGGCTGAGACATTAAACAAACCTCACTCTATCGTCTTTCATATATGTTGGGCTTGGTTGCATAAGATTAGCTTTCATTAGTTTTAATCCACGCTTGTAATCTTCTAATGCAAATGCTGCCGCTTGAGAATCTTGTTTGAATTGGTGAATGTAGTAACGCGCTCGTGCAAGTAATACTGGCTTATAAGTAATTGGAATAACACTTTCATCAGAGAAAGAAACCATTTCAGTAGGGAGAACATAAGCATAAAAATAAACTTTATACGCTTTATCAGGAATTGGGCTTAAGCCAAACTTGCGGTTATCGGGGCTACGTACTACGCGACGCGGTTCACCATATTGTTGTTCGCTTGCGTCGTCTTCGTTCTCTGAAGAGCGGTAATAATCTTTCCATTCTTCAAGAGTAATAAATCTTAAATTCTTTGAGGTGTATGGCGCTGATTCGCCGCTAACGCCAATAGTTGTGAGGTAGAAATCATCCCAATCAACATAGCCGTAATCTGTAAGAAGACTATCGCTTGAGGGCTTTAATTCATACCAACGCTGTCCTGCAATTGTTTCTATGCTTGTGTTGCCGTAGAACGGGTCTATTTCGCCACTAGATTCTACTGCAAGAAAAGGGAATTGTGGTTCTTCATTTACAATGTCGAGGTAGCCGCGGTTAACTGCGTCTTTGACGTGAGCCTGTACACCGACAGCATTGTTGAAGTTGGCTGTTGTTAATGATACTTCATTCATTTCACGTAGAAGTTCATTAGTTAGTTGTAAGAATGTTGCCGCCATTAATGACCCCTAGTGTGTGGAAAATAAAGGAGAGCCGAAGCCCTCCTATATGCTTGCAGACTATTATTAGTCGATGGTGTAGAATGCACCTACTAATGCTTCTGGGCGTAATACTTTCGCGCCATAAACATGTAGACCACGAACAATGTCACCAAAGCTGTTAGGGTCACGAACTACTTCAGTAGAAGTAATTGTTTGTGCAGTTGCTACCGCAGACATGTGACCTGCTAACACAAGACCAGTCGCATTAGTTTGCGCAGGCATGTTGTTAGACTTGTACATGCTGAAGCCACGAAGCTTGCCAGAAGATACTAGACCGTTACGGATAGAACCTTGACCTGCATTGTAGTCAACAGACAATAACTTAGAGTTAGACTGAGATAACTGCTCATAGAAGTCTGGACCTGCAACAACCCAACGACCTTCTTCTGGAACATTCTCTTCGTCTAATAAACGAGCCATACGCGCTAATACGTCTAATGGGTCAGTTTCACCAACACCTAAGTCGATAGAACCTGCACCGTCGTATACGCCTGCAGCTAGTTTAGTAGCAGAGTCAGCACCTAAAGTGTGGTCTGGAGAAGCAGTAGATAGACCAGCCGCCATTTTAGTTAATACGCCTGAGTCAAACGCATCACGTAAAGAGTAAGCCGCTGAGCTAGAAGCTACTTCTTTAAAGTTAACGTGAGACATTGAAGTTTCAATATCATCAACGATAAATTTGAAAGCATTCGCAGTATCAACAACAAGAGAAATCTCTTGGTCAGTTAGTTTAGTTTGTGTAACATCTTGACCACGCTCATACTGATAAACAGAGATTGTAGGTTCTTTGATGATACGTACACTGTCACCAAACGCAGAAATGTCACCTGCATAGTCAGTGTTAGTGATTGCTTCGATTACCGACGCTTTACGGAAGAAGTTTAATACCTTCTTGCTGTATACTGCAGGTAAGAAGAAAGAGTTAGTTTGACCTGCGACAGAGTTTGCAAAGTTAGCATCTGTATCCGTTGCCGGTTCGAAATATTGGTCAGCTACGTTATTAGCCATAGTAATTTACCTTTTAATTAAATTTAGACAATTGTTACCGCACACGACCTTCTTGAATTGCTAAGTCAATGTCTGACTCATACTTTTCAAATTCGTCGATTGATAGTGCGGCGATTTCCCTTTGAGTCCAAAACTTAGGTTCTTTTGCATCAACACCTGTTGTTTTAGTTGATACAAAGTCTGCTGCATTTTTAGACGTTGTTTGAGACTTACGCTTCTTAGTTCCACCAATAGCAATGCCTTTTTCCATCTTATAGAAATCAATTGCACGACTAGCTAGGTTTACGTTGTCAGGATTTTTATAAATCCAGTTTTGTATTTCTTCTGGTTGTTCTTTAGCCCACTCATGGAAACCTTCATCGCCGCGAATGTCCTCAAAATCTGGGTGACGTTCACGTAATTTAGTCTCTGCTTCACGTTTAGCAATCATTGCTTCTCGTTCTTCAATCGCTTTAAGCTTTTGTTGAACAGCATTAATTTCTTCTTGTGAACGCATATGAGCTACAGTTTCAACAGTCTCGAACAAATCTGGATATTGCTGTCTAAAGTTTTCCAGTTCTTCTGGAGATTTAGGCGGCATATACTGAGGTTCTGCACTTCGAGCTTTAGCTTGTAGCTCTTGCTCTTTTTGCTTAAACTCAGCAATCTTTTCATCGTAATGTTTCTTCAAGTCGTCGTAACGTTTCTTGTAGTTGGTAGATGCGTCTGCTTCTTTCTTTTCAGGGGTCGCTTTTTTGCGAGTAGCCTTTGGTCGAGAAGGTTGTTCATCAGCATAAAACAGTGTATCTGCACTTGAAACTTCTTGGGGAGCATTTTCTTCCTGCCAAGGTTTACGTTCGTTGTACGGATTAGCTGTTACTTCTTGTTGTTCTAATGTTTCGTTAGTCATTTCTTATTCCTTTGGGGCTTGTCTTTCAAGGTAGCTAACACATTGCGCTTTGTATTAGGGTCTTGAATTGATTCAAGGTAGCCGAAGGTTACAGTTTAATAGAGGGCTGACAAGTCAGGTAGCTCTATCCCTTTTGGACACTAGGCATACGATTAGCAGCAAGCATAGAGGAATAAACCTCATCTTCTTGTGCGTTGCTTAGTTCCGGTTTCATAGGCGGCTTAACTTCTCCGCCCATTGCTTTTGGCATACGTGTATCGTACTCACGCTCTGCTTCGTCCATAATGACTTGCAGGGCATCAGCGCCGATAACGTCTACCGCTTTTTTGGTGAAAACAAATTCACCGTCAGAAAGACGCGCAGGAATCGAATCAGATGTTCCGTCTCCTAGTCCTTCTACTTCACCTGCTCCTGAAAACTCAGAGGCAGCTAAAACTACTCTATCAAAAAGAACACTAAGCTCATCGTCTTGAGCTAGTTTCTCTTCAATCATATCTATTTCTTCTTCAGATAAAATCTCAGACAATACATAATCAACGTGGTCTGCTTCTACTTTCTCATCTGGTTCTTGTGTTTCTAGGACTTCATCTATTTCATCTTCTGGGATATTATCGTACGTATCCTCAGGTACACCTTCTACAGGCATTAATAATGTGTCTTTAAATTCATTCTGCATTGTTTACGTACTCTTTTAATTTAAGAAGATTATCCACTAAACTCACCTTCCCCTGCTTGCGGTACACTTCCAGTTCCGATGTTGCCGTCACCAGTCCCTGTAGCTCCAAGGTTCGGACCTTGTGGAGGTACTCCGTCAGGGCTTCCCATTGGTCCGGATGGTTGACCAGAGGCTTGAGCTTGTCCGCCAGTTTCTTGTCCAACATTGTTTTGCATTCCTATAATTTGAGCAGCCATTGCAGCTTCTTCAGGGTCGTTTAAAATTTCATCAGGGTCTAAGTCTAAGCTATATGCTAGTTCAGAAATCAACTTACTCATCTTAACAAATGGTGCAACCGCAGGATTCTGAGCTGTTTGCATAAACATTGTTAAGCGTTGGCTTCGTACTTCTTTCTGCATGAGAGAGTTAGTACCCATTGCTTTAATTTCTAAATCGCCATTTGTTTCTAGCTTGCCTTCGAAGAATTGCATGTTCCATTGGAAATAAGACTGACCAAGAGGACGTAACAAGAAATCATCTAAATTCTTAACCACAGTCTTAATGTTTAATGAGGCTGCACCTAGAAGCATTGACATACCTGAAGCGGTTCTTGTCATGCTTTGTACGCCTGTCTGACCGTGTGAGTAGCTTGGAATACCTGTTTGTTCATCAGCTAACTGTCTGAATTTATCGAACATCATCATGTTTTCTTGTGATGTATTCGGGAATTTTAAGCCATGAATACTTTGTCCGGGCATACCTGCTTGGCGCTTAAATATTTTACCGGGGTAAATCTCCATGCTTTGACCACCTGCAAGCATTGTTTCATCCACTTCAAATACAAGTGAACCACTCATTGCTAGGTTGTCGATTGCCATACGTGCATGACCATTCATGATTTGTTGGCTATCATTCATGTTCTCTGCAACACCAATACCAAAGAAGCTATAAGGGTTTCTTTCGTAAGGGAATGCTTGATACGGAATGCGAGAAGGGGTGAATGGATTGATTACTGCGCGTAACACAAGTCCATTACAGACCCATGCGTTCACCTGCACTTCATCTAAATCATCAACATTGTCGGGTAAGTCC